TTGAGTAACTTCATAGTTACCAACTTTGAATGGTTCTGGTTTTATGTCTTCTGTAATTTTTATATTGTCTGCTGTTAATCCTTCTACTGTGTTTTGATTTTGAGACGATTGATAATGATAACACTTTTCCATCTTAGATAAATTGATAAACCAACTTAATCTTTCTTTAGTTCCTGTTACCTTAGATGGGTCAATTGTAGCTTTTCCATCTGCACCAACTGTCATTGCATGTTGAATATGAGTATCCATTGCAGCTAGTGGTGGATTTTGATTATAGAATATCTGACTCTTATTCCATTTACCCCACAACAGAAATCCATAATACCATCCAGCGGTATCAGCATTTGTTACTACATCAGTGATTACATGTATATCATTACCACTATTGTCTGCGTTGAGTGAGTTCATTTATCCTTTTATAAGCATTATGTAATTGCAGTTCTAAGTCCTTAACATTATCTCTAAGAACTTGATTTTCTACTTTCAAGTCGTTCTTTTCTCTTTCTGTCATTCTCTCTCTTTCTGAGTTGCGCTTGTACAATTATCTTTTCCTTATTATTTAAACAACTGGTATCCTGTGGGCCCCAAGTTGTTCCTATTCTAGTTAGTTTATCACATGCCGACAACATATGATTCCATACATCATCTTCTGCACTGCCCTTTCTATCTGTTTCGAATTGTTTTCTACTGAATCGTAGTGATTTGGTTTTATTCTTTTCTGCATATGCAGAGATTTCACGACCTAACTCTGCAAAGAAAAGTTCTTGTGGAGTCATGTCATACATCGTTGATTTTTTCATAATATATCCTTTCTATATGTAAAAGTTTCTGTTACATTATAACAAAAAGTGTACTCAAGAATCAAGTTTATTTTGAGGAAATAATTCTATGACATTTCCCATAGTAATTCTCTCTTGTTCTTCTTGCTTCTTGAATTCGTCTACTTCTTTTTGAAGTTCTGGTGGAGTAGTATATCCTAAATCTGTTAAATAGTCTTTTAACACATAAGGGTCTAACATATCTGCATTCCACTCTTGTTCTTGTAAAAGGTCTGAACCATCTTCTTGCATAAGATTTTGTCTACTTCTAAGATATGTATCACATATCATAGACAAATGTGTCACTGCTTTGTATAGTGACAACCATTCTTGGTTCATTTGAATTGGATTATCATGGTCATCTGCAAATGCAATTGACATCTTCTGAAACCATCCTTCGTCTTGATTTACCACGAGAGCAATATCACCTCTCTGGAGTTTTAAAATGTGTTCTTTATCTGACACTAGATTCTCTTAGTTGTATATGTCTGATTTAATTGCTTGATATAATGCTTTGTTAGAATTTGAAAATGCACCAGCATCATCTTGTTCTTGCCAAAATTCTTTCCATTTAACATCTGATGTTGCACTATGTTGTATCATAGGATGTCCAGCTGGTAGACTAAATGCAGCACCATCGATATCTTGTAGTGTAGTTTCTACTCTTGAACCACCTACGAAATTAAGAACATTTTTTGTAGTTCTGGGTTGACCTAATGATGGACATGAATGAGTAACCCATGTATCTAGACAAGCAATTCTAGCCATTCCATTTGCAATTAAGAATTTATTTGTAAAATCTGCATCTGCATGGTCTCCACCCTTTAACCATTCTCTTTTATATTTCATGGCTGCACCAGAAACCAAGAAGTCGTTTGAACATACCAATTTAAATTTATAGTCTTCACCTCTACCAAAGTCTTCTAGTTCTACTTCATTGTCATTTGGAGATATATCTACTGCATTAGTTTGATTCATTACCTTATCATCATTAGTACCATCACTAGTGACTCTTTTTGAAACTGTTGCAATAGGATTAATTTCACCTGTAATTACTTTCTTATAATCTGATATGGATTTCCAGTAAATATCAACTGTAACTTTATCAAATGTATCTGAACTACCTTCTGCCTTTGCAACTTCTGTAGAACCATTCCAATATGTATATGGTGAAGTATAAGCATCAAGACCAGAGTTGTTTAACCATGTTATAGACCCCCAGTTAGATGTATCATTTGCATCAAGACCTTTTACAAAACTTAAAGTTGCTTTTGGATTACCATCTGGAGCTGCACCATATTTTGCAATCATTTCATCTTTCTGTGCAATGTCATCAACATTAGTGTAGGTTCTTTGACTATCTTCTATGAATTTACCATCCATCCAATTATTGTCTTTGACTTTACCACTTCTTAATCCATAGATGTATCCATCACCAGATTCTTTCATGAATTTGTTGAACTGTGCTTGTGTCTGTGTTTTTGGATGACCATCATTTTGCACAATAGTCTGTCTTGTTGCACATTCGTATGAGTTATCTTCAACCCATGATGGTATAGTTTGTCCCCAATTATCAGTTGCCATTATCTATCCCCTTGTAATTTTCTTGACTCGTTCAATTTGTTGAGTAATTATTGCCTTCCTGTTTGGCCAATATATGTATTCTTTGTCCTCATTTTCCATGAGTTTATGCAGAAGTGGTAAGATAAGCTCTTCTGCATCTGCGAGTGATGATTTCAATTTGGATACTGCAACATCTGTGGAACTACCCACATTAGTTTTTGCCTCATCCAGTTCATCTAGTGCATTAGATACTAATTTGTTGAGTACATCAACCTTTGCATCTAAAGTTTCTATCTGTTCTGAGTTAACTGCACCTTTAGATGACTCTGCAACTTTCTTTAGGTCTTCTGCAATCTTCTCATTAAGAGCTGCAGCTTCTCCTGTCTTAGTTGTAAGTTCATCTTGGTCTACAGCTGTAAAACCAAAATCGAAATCCTGTGCCATTACTTCTTACCTTGTTTTGCTTTCTTCAACTTTTCTCTTGTATCAATACCAGCTTCAGAAGTTTCGTTACCTTCTGTCACTCCACCATCAAGATTTGCTTCTTCTTGTTGTGCAGCTTCAGCTTGTTGTCTCAACTGTGATTGTGTTTGACTCTCTGCAATAATGATTTCTCTTAATCTTCCGATTGTAGAGAACTCTTCTGCTTTGAAAGTTCCACGACTTGCACATGTATCAATAACTGCAACCATCTGTGCTAGTTCTTTGAGTCCAAGAATTCTAGTTTGTATCAAATCAACTTGTTCTACTTGTTCCATAATATCTCCATTATCTGAATAACTCCATCTAATCTAAAGGACTAGATGGAAACCTTTTGATTGTTGTAGGGACACTTCCTTCCCATGCATCAATCTGTTTAACTACTGGTTCTTCTGGATTCCAACTACATACGATGTCAGTTCCAGGCTTGAACCACCTTTTAAAGTCCCTATTGTAAATCATTTCATGAATGTCTCCACTCATAGGGTCTATAATCTTTAACAATCCCATAACTGGGTCATAGTGACGAACTTCTGCAATCTTACTCACACCATTATCAGTATAAGTGATTGCTCTTTCTTCAATAGTAAGTCCCAGTTTGTTAATTGCCTTTTCCATAGTAGTATTTATATCAATACTTACTTAGGAGTTAGGTCAAAACCTGCCAATTCACAAATTTCTTTTGTGACTGACTTGAAAGGCATTGTCTTATCTTTAATTGCAATTAAGAATTCTGCTTCAGATTTCTCAAGTGACCTTAAAGTGTTAAGATATATTTCCTCTCTTTTAGCTTGACTTGCTTGTGCTGAACCACCTTCAACCCAATATTGCATTCTTTTGAATACACGAATGAATCTTTCTGGTGCCATATCCATTGCACCTTCTGGTGTGTCTGGGTCTCCAACAACAAATCCATCTGGTAAACCATCTGGTAGAGTAAACACTACTCTAGAGTCAAATGCAGCCTTAAGTGCATACTTAACATCTGCTCTGTCTTTGAAAGTTGTTAAGATATCAACCTTTGCTTGTTTACCTTTTGTCTCTTCTACTAATTCTAGTATTTCTACAATACTAGGATTTCTTGGAAGGTCTGTAATAGTTCTAGTTTTTTTGATTTCACCAGTTGTTTCAGATTGAGGTACTTTGGCATCTGGGCCTTTAAGAACCTGTTTCTGTGTTTCACCTAGAGGTTCATCATATGATGGTTTATCATATGAACTTACTGGTGAACCATTTGCATCAACACCTTCAATGTCATCTGCTTTCGATGGAATAGTTATTTCATCTACTGATTTGACTTCGTTTTCAATCTTTTCCAAAGTCTTTTTATTAAGTGACCCTTTAGGTCTTCCTCTTTTTGCCATAATTAAAAGTCTCCAATACTTTCTTGTAAATCCATCAATCTGTTATTGATAAAGTAAGTTAACAATCCACTTCTAGATGCAACTTCTACATTATCAAATTCATGAAGAATTTCTTTTTTATACTCATTAGGTATATAGGTCAAGTCTATAAGACTCCTATTCCTTTGTAAGTTTCTATCTATCTCATTGTCATTCATGACAAGAGGGTCTTTGATTGTTTCCCTTTTCTTCTTAGACAAAGGTCTTTGTCTCAACCCAGACACGAATACATCATCTTGAGATAGGACATTAGGAACACCATCACCAGTATCGCCACCTATAATATGGTCGACAAGATACTCTTCTGCTTGTTCCCTAGTCAATTTAATGTTCTTCTTTGTAATAGGTGAGTATTGTTTTACTTTACTATACCTTTGAAGTTGTTGAAAGTCTTTATCACCACTAATTATCATGATGTTTTCAGTATCACCATACTTCTCACAAAGAGTTCCTATGATATCATCTGCTTCACATTTTGATATACAGATATATTTATAAGGGAAATTATTCTTTAATTCTTCTCTAATAATAGTTATACAGTCAAATATTAGATTCCAATCTCTAACATCACTGTCTCTACTCTTTTTTCTATTGGCTTTATAGTGTGGAAAAACATCCTTTCTCCAGACATTATAAGAATCATCTGCAAGGACTAACTCACCATATGTTTTGTGGTATTTCTTACGATACATTACAAGTGATTTAAGTGCAATGTGTCTTACTAGGTTTTCATCTATTGGTTCTGTTCCACCTCTGGTCGATGCCATTAGTGACGCAATTAGAACCTGCGTTAGGTCAATTAAAATCATTCAGTTCTCAATAATATAGTGTGTTCGTTTATTCTTCCTGTAGGTTTAGATGACTTTGTGTTTATTTCATCTAATACTTTACTTAATACTATTTTACCACCATCTTGGATTCTGTCAAGGAAAAATTCTGTTTTATTTCCTATTTTCTTCATAGCACTAAGATTGTTAAACTTTTGAATCGTTGTTCCTTTCACTGCAAGACCCATTCTATCCTCTGCAACAAACTTTGTGACTTCCTTGGTCTTGGTATTGAATGTCCATAGTTGCATTGCACCCACGACATTCTCTGGGTTAAGTGATGTAATATGGTACTCTGTGTCTGTTATCTTGTAGTTTAGGCTCTTTACTTGTTCAGTTGAACTATAAACTTTCTTCCTTCTTTTCTTTCTGTGTTTTTTCTGACCATCTGCATACTTGTCACATTCACTTCTAATACTAAGAACATATTTGTAATACTCTTTTAATCCTTTCTTAGATAAGAATGAATATGCTTCTTTCAGTTGGTCACACTTACCTTCTAATGTTTCTTCTAATTCTCTTTCAAGATGATGAAAGTTATCTCCAACCTTAACTGCAACTGGAGCTGATACTTTTTCTTCTGTTAGATATTTAAATACATCAAATTTGTTTTTAGGGTCATCTAGATAACAATCTAATTGATATTCAATCTCACCAGCATATTCATCTGCCTTGTTTTGAATTCTTTCTTGGATTGATATCTTTGGTTTACTCTTCTTTGTTTTATAGAAGTCTTCTTTGATTGACTTTGCAGAATTGATATCATGGATACATTTACTGACATGTTCTTTTATGAAATCTGTTGTCTTGGGGTCTAGGAGATTATCTTCATAAACACAAGGCACACCTCTAATTTGCATTCTTGCAAGTGCAGCTGCAGTTCTAGGAACATACGATAGTTTCTTTATCCCAGTAATGTGTTGTTTTTCATATCCTCTTTGAGACATCCATTCTGATAACCATTCACCACATGATTTATTATCACTCATGTAGTTATACCAATTTAGACATTTTGATTTGTCTCTAGTATCCTCTTTATGAGGCTCTACACCATAATAGATTTCATCAAGAGATTTTTGATTTCTCTTTCCCATGTTAATTACTTATACAATTTACTTTTTTGACCTGTCTTTATTTTTTGACTCAGAAACCATTTTAGTTGTTTCCCATGCAAAAAACCCCATAAAGATAGTAAGACCAAGGGCAAATAAATTATTAACTATCTCTCCACATTCCATATTACTGACTCCAGTATGACATAGTATGACACTTTTCCATTATTATTGAACCCATGCTATTGCAAGATTCCTTATTAAAAATAAAAGACCAACACCATTCAAAAGAATTAATGCTCTATCTTTCCATATGATTGCAACCCATAACCAAAGAGTCACTCCAATAGCAGAAAGTATTAAATCCCACATTTGAAATTCTGGAACACCTCTTATTGCCATTGCACCTAATACAAATGTAGATGCAATCCACTTAAGATACCAATCAAAGGTATACTTTGGTGTTGCAGATTTAAAAATCCTTGTAGAGTTTTCTAACTCTTGTTTAGAAAAAGTTGTATCCAGAGCTTTCTTGTATAACTTTTTAAATGGATTAAAAATCATTACCTACCCTGTCCTCTATATTTTTTATGTGACCTTTTGCGTGATTTATTCATCGTAGACATAGATATTTTCACTCGTCTACCTCTACCACCTTGTCCGATACTACTGGACTTTCTGCTTGGTGTTATTGCAACTATCTTTAAACTTCTCATAATACTCCTATTTCATTCTCTCTTAAAAAAGTGAAGTGACAACGATGATGGGAAAGGAGAGAGTAAACCCAATTCATCAGCACCTTTAGGGATTTTAAGGGAGAATCAGACTCCCACCCAATATACAACTGCTATGAGTTGTCACTTCGAAACTGTTTAGTAACCTTGTGTCATGTGAGAATAAGAGTCTGGACAATCATCCACATTCTTACCACACATACAAAGACCTTCATCTGATTGTGCATCAAGACTTGCATCAACATGTGCTTGTTGCTCCTCAGTTAAGTTTTCGTAATTGTTAATCATTTCTTCTAATGTCATAATTCTATTCTACTATAAGATGTACCTATGTGTCAATACTTAATTTATAACACACTTCTCTATGTAATCTTTTTTCTAATGTTTTTGCAACCCTCTCACTAGGGTATTGTCCTGTTAAAAATTGTTTCACATGAATCATTTCATGTGCAAGTGTTTGAAACATATCTTCTTGGTCTCGTGTAAGTTCAATCACAATACCATCATCTAAATTACCATAACAACATCCTAACCAATCATAGTAATCTTTTGGAAACTTATTGTAAACTACAACATCAATCTCACCTGTTTTGATATCAAGTTCTTGACATGCTGTACCAACATATTTAATAATTTCATCTTCATCTTTGATTTGTCCCCCACGAGGGCCTTCACAATAGATTACAACCATATTAATCCATCCAATTCATATCAGGCTTGATTTTGTTTTTGATTATGTCTTCTACCATTTCAATTGCAGCCCAACCATTACCACCAATGTGCCAATCGTATTCACCACTTGGAACACCATCAGTCTTCCAGTTGTAGATTGTTGCTTTTACATAATCCCAATCTTCTTCACCATATTCATCAGTGTAGTATCTTTTACCTTCAATCAACCACTCAACATTGACTTTATCATCTGTTGCAGAATCGTGTGAAGGTGTACCAAATAAATCTTGTAAATCCCAAAAACTTATTGGGTCTGTATAACCTTGTAAAGATGTACCAGCAAACCCATACTCTGGGTCTTGGATTTCATATTCTGTTTTTATATAATTTTCCATAATTTTCCTATTTTAACCACATGGCCCTGGCATATCTAACCATTCACCATACATTTGGTCAGCAAGAACATCTCTTGCATAACCCATTATGTTTGCACCATTGATTTTATCACCAACGAACTTGGATACTTTTGATAAATTTGAAGGATTAAGTGCTTTGACTACATCCATATCATTCATAAGACCAATATCAACAATGATTCCATCTATGGCATTATCATTTGAAACATTACTCATAATTTACTCCTTTCTTAATTACATATACATTATATAATTTAATGTACCCATGTGTCAAGTCATGGTGGAGCTGATAGGAATCGAACCTACGACCTACTGGATGCAAACCAGTCGCTCTCCCTACTGAGCTACAGCCCCTTATGTAATTTCATGAAGTACTCTGCATCTAGAACGACCAGAGGTTTTTGACGATTTCTTTTGATGACTACGAGAGGTTCGTAGTTTCCAGAATTGGATTCTGCTTGGTCATAGGCAGACCAAACATTTAGTTTTTCTTGATTTTTGCATTCTATAGAATATGGGAACTTCTCTCGTGCAGCTCTAGCCATGATGACATCTTCACCACCTGCTCCCATAGATGTAGATTTGATATCCTCTGGATGGATATCTAATTCTTCAATTAGTCTCTCACGAGTCCATTTTTGTAGGTTTCTACCTTTTGCCTTCGCTGATTGTGGTTTCATTCACTTTTTCCCATGATATAATTGTATCCCACTCAATGTCTTCCCACTTTGAGTTGTCAACATCCCAAACTACAACTTTATTACTTTTTATATTTTGGTTTGCATAATGTCCTTTATAAATTCCAGTTATATTTCTACCAGAGTTTAAAGAACGAAAATCTATTTTAACTGTAGATGTTTTAAGTGCATCTAATATCACATTTCTATTCATCAAATTCTAACTCTTCTTGGATATCGAAATCATCTTCGATATCAAGGTCTGAACCACAAAATGGGCAGTATTTAACTTCATATCCATCACCCAAATCATGTTCTATATCACCTTCTGCACCACACTCCATACAATAAAAAGACCTTACTTGTTCTGGGTCTTGCATGATTGTTTCTCCTTATTTATCGTTCCAATCTTGTTTATGCCATTTGTCTAGTTGGTCATAACCACCTATGTAAGTCCAAGTATTACTTGATTCCCTAATTCTAATTTGTGGGAATGTTCTTGCAGTTGGAAACTGTTCAAAGAGTTCTTCTCTTGTGAAATCTACATCCAGCTGTTTATAGGTGTATTCATAACCATTCTGTTCACATAATGCCTTTGCTTTATCACAATAAGGACATTGTGTTTTTCCAAATATCTCTATCATAACTTAAATCCTTCGAATGTGTCTTCTTTAATATCTTGTTTAATCCCACCTATGACATATGATTCAATCTCTGTCTCTTGAGGTGCATTTTGTTGACCTTTTGATGTCAACCAATGTTGTGTCCATGGTAGTGGATTAGTTCTACTTGATACATCATATATAGGTTTTAAACCAATTGCACGAAGTCTTCTATTTGCAATATACTCTACATATTGACCTAACAATGTTGTGGACAAACCTAGCATACTTCCATGTAGGAATAGGTATTCTGCCCAATCTTTCTCTTCTTCTACAGCTTCCTCATACATCTGGTAAACATCTGGTTCACAATCCTTCATGACCTTCAACATTACTTTATCTTTCTCTTGATTTTGATAACACTTTAGAATGTGTTGAGTAATTGCAAGATGTTGGGCTTCATCCCTTGCAATCAAACTGATAATCTTTGCAGACCCTTCCATCTTTTTCATTTCACCAAATGCAAAGGTACATGCAAATGATACAAAGAAACGAATACCTTCAAGTATGTTAATACTTATAAGTGCAAGATATAGTCTTTTCTTAAGTTCATATTCATCCTTAACATATCCTAACTGATATTTGTTTGCATATTCTATGAACTCATCATATCTTTTTGTGACTGATTCTGCTCTTGCAATGATTTTATCATCATCTAGAATTGTATCAAAAATTTTAGTTGGGTCTGAATACAAATTCTTTATCATGTAAGTGTAGGAACGACTATGGATGGTCTCCATAAAGTCCCATGCAATGATACATCCTTCTAACTCTGGAAGAGTACAGAAAGGTAGTAGTGCAGTTGCAGGGCCTCTACCTTGAACTGAATCTAGTAGTGTTTGATACTTTAGATTACTAGTAAAGATATGTTTGTGTGCTTTACTCAGTTCATTGTAATCGTTCCTATCTTTTTGAAGAGAAACTTCTTCTGGTCTCCAGAAGTAACCCAATTGTCTTTGTGTAAGCTTATCGAATATGGGATATTTAAAATCGTCATATCGTTGGGTATTAAGTTCATCTCCAAAGAAGATAGGATTCTTTAAAAAGTTTACTTTGTTTCTGTTAAATATAGTCATTTAACCACCAGTCTTTGATGCTGGATATTGATTCTCTGGTCTTTCATATTCATATTTTTCAAAACCTTTTGCACATGGTTTACCTGTAATTGGGTCTGTCAATGAAGAGTTTCCATATCTCCAGTAGTTTGTTTTGTGCTGTATTGCATTATTTGATTTTAACCATGACCTACCAGCTTTACTTCCAGTCCCATGATAAATTGATGGTCTTCCATCATATGCAAGTATTGGATGGTCTCTATATATTGGGCCATCTTTATTAATATAATGAATAAAAATTTGTCTTGCAGATTCACCTGCTAATCTTTCTCTCCAGTGAATTACATTAGTTCCTTGATAGAATAATGCATCACCAGGCTCTAATTCTACTGGAACACAATTCTCTCTTTCCTCAAAAGGAGCTGCCATTGTTAAATCCCATGAGTCTTTATTATCCATTCCACAATAGTTTGCATCATTACGAACCCAAATTGTCCATGGTTTCCCATCATCTGTATCATAGTTTATAGGAAAGGTTGCACTAAACTCACATGATGGTCTATCAGTGTGACTTAATAATCTGGAATGTCTATCGTAAGTTCTTCCATATGAATATGTTGGAACTAATCTAACACCAAACAATTCTTCAATCTTCTGTTGATACATCAAAAGAATTGTTTCCCCATAATTAGGGAAAGGCATTCCTTTACTAACCCATGTGTCTAATCCATCACCTTTATCGTCAAAGTTCTCTGATATTATATGTTCTTCACGATAGTATTGTTTTCTAGTTTCTTGAAACTTAAACATATGAGAAGTCCACTCAATATGTGTCTTATCAAAAAAGTTCCTTGCAACGAAGAATCTATTTTTTGCAAACGAATAACCTTCTTTAGTTATCTCTGGTGCATCCTCTGGATGGTCTGTTTCTGGATTAAAGATTTCTAATCTTTTTTCCTCAGACATTTGATAGCTTTCTAGTATCTGTTCTTTTACAACACGATTGAGGGCAATCTGTTGGTTTTTTCTATCTTCTATTTCTTCTTTACTTCTTCTTACATAATCTATATGGCGCATGCTTCACAATCCTCATCTTCTAAATCTTCCCCTAAAGGAAGTGGTTCATCTTGAACCTCAATTACTTCATCTGTTTTCATATCATATGTGTTCTGATAATAAGATGTCTTCCATCCATATTTATATGTCTTTAATAAGTCTGTTGCCATCACTGACAATGGAACTTCGTTATCGTCATAATTTTCTGGATTATATGACCAATTACCACTAATTCCTTGGTCAAAGAACTTCTGCATTACTGCAACTACTTTAATATACCCATCATTGTCTTTCATATCCCATAAAAGTGTATAGAAGTTCTGTAATACTTGATATGATGGTACAATCTGTTTTAAAGGCCCTTTCTTGGACTTTTTAATACTCAGATAGTCTCTAGGTGGTTCTATCCCATTAGTCTCGTTAGAAACGACGCTAGAGGACTCTGACGGCATCTGTGCAGACAGAGTTGAGTGTCTTAGTCCATGTACTGATATTACTGTTCTTAACTTTTCCCAATCCTCTGTTAATTTATGTGGTGTAATTTCATCAACTTCTTGTTTATAGGTATCAATAGGTAATTTACCTTCTGCATATTTTGTTCTATCAAACCAATCACATTTACCTTTTTCTGATGCAAGTTGTGATGATGCTTTCAATAGATTGTATTGGAATTTCTCAGTAAGTTCATGAACCAAGCTATGTGCTTCTGGGTCATCATACTTAACCTTGTTCTTTGCAAGGTAATGTGCAAGACCAATGTATCCTATTCCTAAACTTCTTCTTGCTTTAGTTGATATCTCTGCAGCTCTAACTGGATACTTTTGATAATCAATTAA